CAGATGCATTAGTAATGTCTGTACGCTGCTTGCTAGTGAGTCCTTCCTGCGTATTCTGAACAAGATAAAGAGTCCTGTCTCCCACTTGGAAAGGAATCGCCCCTTCATCACCCGCATTGCCAAGTTCATAATTACCTGATTGTATCAATCTGGAGTATATCTCCATCTCTCCACGTTCTGCTTGGAGCTGTTTCTTATACTCAAACTCACGCTCTTCCTTTTCTTTAGTAAGCCTCTCAGCTTCTTGTATATCTTGACGACTTTGCATACCCTCAGCTAAATTAGCCCCTATATCTGCCCATCTGGTATCAGAAGCAGGAATAGGTGTACCCTGAGAGCCGAAACTTCCACCACTATGTCCTACAGCCATTATAACCTCCTTAAAATGGTTGAATTGTTCCTGGATATCCTTCAGGTGTTGATCCAGGAGCCGTTCCACCATAGCTTCCAAATTGTTCAGGTGTTGGCTGTACTCCGCCCTGTACTCCACCTCCACCACCTAGAAAATCTCCTATCCAGCTTGAAGCTATGCCACCAATGCCCCCACCTAAACCACTACCAACGCCTTTAGCAAAGTTCTGAAGAAAGCCCGGGCTTCCAGCTGTAGGATTAATCTGATACCCAGAAGTAGTCACTTCGGGTCCTCTTCTCATATTCCTTAACCCTTGAGTTGCTTGCCATTGACCCTTGCCAAGCCAATCAGCCTTATACTTACTCATCATAGACCGCGCAGCTGCCTTCTTAGCAGCCAATTCATCCCCAACTTTACCTTGTTGGGCAAATGTTGCTTTAGGACCTGCACCTGTCTGAGCACCTATCTGACCAGCAAGACCCATGCGACTATTACTTCTATTGCCAGGGTCTCCAAGATAATATCTATCAAAAGCCGCTTCATCACCCTGTAACGCTGTATCAAGATAGTTACTAAACTGCTCAGGTACCTGACCCTGCAGGACACCGCTATAGTAATCCCTCATCTGGTTTCTGATACCTTGATAATCATCATATTCAGGATGTATGTAGGTATCTATACCATGCTCTCCAGGTTGTCCTTCACTCCCGAAAAAGAACTCTCCGATTCCCATAATGCCTCCTTTGCTACGAAGTAGCCAATATGCCTGCTGTCTCCAAGTAACTTAGCAGTGTATTAAATTTAGTTGTTATGTCAGCGAGCGTGCCATCTGCATCTATTATATGAGCTTGCGTAGATAGCCTAATCTTCCCGAGATTGCCTTCTTTCGTAATAGTATACATCTCTCTGACTCCAGAGCCGTCATCATAGATAACGATCTCTCCTTCATGCACGGTTGATGTCGTAGGGGTAACATTAGTCTGCCTTATGCCAGCAGCCTCCTTATACAATTTATCCATCATAGCACCTAAGACAGGCACTTGATCTTTATCAAAGTTAGTTACGTCAGCAGGTTTATCTATCATATCAGGGGTGGAAACTCCGAGTATAGCCCTTTAATCTCACTCAATCTGAAGGGCTGTAAGTCATTTTTTGATACACTAAGGTCTATCTTTTTACCGATCGCCGTATCCTGAAAGAAACTTTCCCAAGCATCTGGGTTAGCAGACAACTCAACGTTGAAAGAATCATCGTTATTGTTAGTTTCCCACGCTACGACGAATGACCCAACGCTTCCCTCATGGACAGTCCCTATTTTCTTAAAAGATTTATCTTGTAATGGGGTATCAAAGTTGCGAAACCCTATGTCATACTTAAAGTTAACAGAGGTCTCTGCTTCAACGTTACCCTTCTCGTAAGAATACTTGAGAACGTAAGCGTTGGTAAAGTATACTCTGGGATTATTTGCAGTTGTATCAGCTGCCGTAAACTCTATCTTATACTGAAGCCAATCGGCTGCTGTAGATGCAATCGTAGAGCCATTCGGGTCAGTTAAAGCAGCTGACCATGATGCAGCTTCACAAGCTGTCTGATTAGCTCCGGTCCGAGTATGTATAACAACATCATCGTTTGTTGCATCAGCAATGGTCTCGTTCCAGAAGATATTACCCAACGATTCAGCATTGATTTCCTGAGAAGGCGCGGTCCACGTACCGCCTGTTGCCGAAGCAGTAATAGCAGCATTATAATCCTTCATCTTGCCAAGATGGTACTGGAATAATCTCAACTCTGCTGTAGCAGGTACGGCAGCATCAGCTGAACCTGTAGATATAGTAGCATATGTATGTGTATGGTCATCCCGTATCTGAGTAACATGATAAGTGCCTCCCCAAAGGACAGTTGCCGAACTAGACGTTCCGCCAGGTACAGTATGCGTATGGGATGCATTAGCAGCAGCTCCTGTAGAAGCAGAAGTGGTGCCAACCTTAAGATACCTGTCATCATAAGTGGTGACTATAGACCATCCTGTTGGTGTGCTTGACCCCGTAACCAGACATTGGATATACTTATCAGTACCGTCCCAAGTGTCAGATTCCGATACCTTTTGTATCATATGAAGCTGTGCGTAATCCAACTCCCAGCTATTAACCGAAGAGGAACCCGTAGTATTGGTATGCGTATGGGCATGAGTACCGTGGCTGCCATTGCTTCCTCCAACACTCTGAGCATTATCTCCCGGTCCACTGTCTGATGTAGCAGAGATAGAATGAGTATGGCTATCGTAAACAGCTACGCCCATTGTACCAGCACTGGAGACTTTAACATAAAATCCTGTTCCACTTGGATACGATATCCAACCAGTTGGAGGAGTAGGCTGATCCCACATAACGATGGTACCATCTGGAAACTCTGAAGTAGACGCACTGTTTGATTCAAATAGCCTAAAATGAACACACTTCGGTTCAGCTGACCCTGTCCCTGAGGTCCCAGAATAAGCATGACCATGACCGCTCAGCAGACCTCCGTTAGAATCATTATCCCCTCCATTGACCGTTCCTGGAGTCATTGTAGCAAGCGAGCCATCAAATGTATGCGTATGGGTAGTAGCTGCAGAAGTAGCAGCAGTAGTTGCCATCTTTATAAAATAGCCCTCATACGTAGTAGTAACGTCTGTCCATCCGCTCCCGGGTGATGTTCCAGTATTGTCCCAAAAGATGCAAACCTTATCTGGTATATTCTGAGCTGAGCTTGTAGAACCTATCTCCATATAGGGAGAATTCTCAGTACCACCAACAAACACTGTCGTTTGAGTACCCGCAAGACATTCTGTCTTAGTCCTAAGTCTATAAGCAGTCTCAGACTCCTTGTCTTTAACAACATATCCGTTGTTAGAATCCCCAAAATAGAGCTCTCCTGTCTCATCATCGCCAGTCTTTGCAGCAAAGCAATTAGCTCCAGAGATCGTAGTTGAAGTCCATAAATCAATACTAAGAGCTTGCCTCTTGAAATTATATCTCATAATCCTATCGTGATACTGTCCAGCAAGAGTCTTATCTGTATAGGCAGCAAGCATAATGCCATTATGCCAAAATCCTACAACATTTACATAAGAAGAAGGTAATATCTCATTAACATCAAACTCTGTCATAATAAGCTTAGTTCCAGCCCCATCAAAGACATACCAGCTATCCCATCCAAGGAACACAATACCATAAGGAGTTTGTGTAATAGACCACTGAGCAGGAGACCCGGTAAAAGATATAGGGTCATCAGCATACCACGTAGCTGGGTTTGCTCCAGACACAGCAGATGTAATATGGACTTTCCTAATAGTATTCTTCTTAATGCAAGCCATGACTCCAAGTTGAATAGGAATGCCCATAATCTCGTCATTATCCTCAGGGCTTATTTCCATGTAATCTAGATTGGTAGTCTGCTGTATGTAATGGGGTAAGTAAACGTTGGAATAATATATCTTGTTGGGATTACTCGGATCTCCTGATATGAACAAACGCTCTCTATGAACCTTCAGGATGTTACCCAATGGCATGTCATCGGTATCAGCACCTATCGCAGCCGCTCCTGATACATCAGCCGTATCGTCTGTATAGACCGTAGTAGTATTATCACCCAACGTAGTCAGCAACTTCCAGGCACCGCCAGTAGTGTTAGTACCAGCATTCTTTCTAAATATCTTACGATTAGTAGCTCCTACAGGACCCAACGGTATGTTAGTAAGTTGGACCCTGCCGTTGGTAGCGGCACCAACAGTAGCTATCTCATTAGAGACAGCTCCGCATCTGTAAGCATCAGCATCTATAGTAATCTTGTAAGATAGTTCAGTAGAATCTTTATCTATATTATACCCTGCATTGTTTTCCAGCACAGCCTTACAGCTACCAAGCTCCCACGTTATATTATCTGAAGAGCCGTCATAGATAAATGGGTTATCATATCCATTAGAACAAATAAGAAGGTCTTTATATGTCTCGAAAGCCATACGCTTACCATCAGTAAGACTTGTTCTTATAGCTGTCCACGTCCCAGCACTATCGCTTCCGACATAGCATGTCGTACCATGAATCATAACGAACTTGATAGTCCCGCCTGAGGTATAAAATCTATAAAGACATGTAACGGCACCAGAACCCTTAGTTGTTGAATTAAAATAGGTTACAGGGTCTCTCTTATCAACAGCTCCCGGCTCTACTTCAAACCTGCAGTTCTGAGCTAACTCAACCCAACGGTCCTTAAGGTCAAGGTCTTCGACTTTGTTGTTCATACCAGGCAGTACTTTAATAAGAAACTGCTTGACGGTCTCCGTTATTCCCATGTTAACTCCTATAATTGATACTTACGATCTCATCGTCTTCGCGTTCTCTATTACGCTCTATCTTGTAATCCTTAATCTTGGCAAAGTATTTGTTCCAGTTATCATTAGCTCTATCACCCCAACCACGGTCTTCGAACCCAACGGCAACAGCATAGTTGATTATAGCCAAATGCATAGGCTCTGGTATAGTTGGGCTATTCGTTCCAGTGATATCTGTGTGTTTATCAGCGTAATACACCCTGATATAGTTAGACCCTTCGTTATCAGCATCAGGCGGTGGCTCAAGCCCAATGATATCCTCTTCTCTGTCCCAGTAATAGTATTCTGGGGTTGATGTATTAGAGGTGTAATTGTATGTGGTAACAGTAGATGAAGTCGTTGTGTATAAGTACCCAACGTTTCCCCTCCACCCGGGACGTTCTTCATCAAGCACCTCACGTTGAGTGGGCTCTAGCCGTATCCAATCTTCACCACCATCAAAGAAATACACTTCTAACACAGAATATAGGTTAGGAAAATTGCTAGATAAAGAGTATTCGTTAGAAGCTGTTGCGACAGTATTGGATGTACAGCTTACAGATGAAATATATCCGTTATTCCTTATACACTTCAGCCTGTAAGAAAGGTCTCTACAGGCGTCATTAATATAGCCGTTTAACTCATCATCTGTCCAGAAGGCTGTCGTAGCATCTCCCAAGCGTTTTCTTACCTGTGTTCTTAGATTTTCTAAGTTCATGTTCACCTCTCATGGGAGCCGCAGTTACCCACGGTCCTCCTAATTAAATTTAAAAAATCTCTTTTTATAGTGTTTTAATAGCTTTTTCTTCTTCTTACCTTCAAAAGAGCTATCCTCATTGCTCTGGATATACTTCTCTCCTGCTTCAATAGCGGCTTGCATCTTCCTTCTGTCTGCTGATACCTGCCAATTACCGACAACTTTGGCAACTTCAGCTACCGCTTGAGCAATTAACCCAACATCTGAT